GCCCCTGCCAATCCAAGCCGCGCGCCCGTGAGCGGAATGCCAAGCACGGCCGGCATCACTGCAATGCCATTCCGCAGCCTGCTCGCGAATATGGGCCAGATGAGCCAATTGTTTTTCCAGGCTCTCGCCAACCAAAGGATGCCGGGCGCGATGCTCCGCCTTGGTGACACACTCGAAATTGTCGATCGTGTTATTGTCCCAATTCCCGTCCTTGTGGTGAATATCGTGGCGAGCCGGGATAGGCCCGAACGCATCCTCCCACATATGTCGATGCAAAAACCCGCGCCGCGGCTCGGTAGCGTAGAAATATCGCCGATGCGTGAGGCGGGTGCCGTTTGGGTAGCGCCTGTACCGATGCCCTCGATACTCGATGACTTCCGCCTGCGTTGACCACATAATGGCTCCATTCTCACTTGGTCCATTATACCAATTTCGTCAACGCGCACAAACCCTTTCCCTTCGACAAAAACCGGATGATTGTCGGTCGCGACCAGTGACCGGCCACTTGCCGTCATAACTCTGTACACCGTCGCCGCCTCATTGGTGACAGCTACCGCCGTCACCGCATGCGGCCCATCCGGTGTCGCCACCAGATCACCAGCCTCGACACGCTCGACCGGCCTCATCGAGCCATTGGCCATCGAGATGAGCGTCCCCTCGGCCACACATTGGTCGTCGTACTTGCCGGCCGGGAAGCTCAGAAGCTCGGCACGAAAAGCAGGATACCAACTAGCAGCCACAGGCACGTACAGGCTATCCAGAGCCATGCGACCGCGGATCGACTGAGCGCGAACCGCCTTGTCGCCCCGGGTCGGAAACGGCTCCCTGGCACAATACGCCTGCCGCTCACGCTGTCGGCGGTCCAGATACGGACCAACTCCGGCCCGTATTTGCCCTTGCTCCTCGGCCCAGCTGAGCGGTTTCCATTGCTTGACCAGGTCACAGAACGCCTCGATCCACTCATCCGACGCCGTCTGTTTGCGCCACAGATCCAGCAGGTACATGCGGCCCTCAGGGTCGAGGCCGACCACGACATGGCACGTGAAGTCGCCGCCGTCCGCCGTCACGGCATAGTCGGAGCCGCCATATATGCGCAGCGTCTCGCGGGCGGGTGGCTTGTCATACGGCTTGAGCCAGGCGGCACGGAAGTACTCACCCTCTTCCGGGCTCGGGCGCTGCTGGTACAGCGCCGACCACATCATGGGCGAGGTTTCGCGCTGGCGCTGGCGCAGGAATTCCGCGTAGTTGTAGCCGCTTGGGTCGTCCCACAGGTAGTCACCCGGCTTGCGGCCGATCGGATCGTCTAACGCCTCCGCGATCGCGGGGATGGAGATGACGCGCCCGCGCACGGTGCCACGCTCCATCTGCTCGAGCACGCGGCCGGCGATATCCTCCTCGTGCCACCTGGTGTTCATGATCACCCGTTTTGCGCCCGGTTTCAGGCGGGCCGAGAAGTCGTCGACGTACCAGTCCCACCGCTTGTTGCGGACGAGCTCGGACCACGCATCCTCGCGTGATCCGAAGAAGTCGTCACCGATGCCAAGGTCGGCACGGAACCCGCTGATGCCAGTGCCAGCGCCGACGCCGTAGTATTCACCGCCCTGCACCAGCGACCACCGAGCCGCAGCGGCATTGTCCTGCGAGAGCTCGATGCCGAGCGCGCGGCCTTCCAGGGCGATGTCGTTGCGGACCCTGCGTCCCCACCGCTCGGCGAATTCCACGCTATGGGTGGCCGCTAGAATGCTGTGGGAGGGGTGTCTGGCGAGATACCAGGACGGGAACAGGACGCTGATATACGTGGACTTGGCCGAGCCGGGCGGGGCGAACAGCAGCAGCACCTCGTCGTCGCTGTCGAGGAACGCCTCGATCTCGTCAATGATGAGCTGGTGGTGGCGGGCGGGCTGGAAACCGCGGTAGCAGGACCACGCCGTCAGGCTCTTCCGGATCTCCCTGCGCTGGCGGGTTTCCAGCAAGCAGTCCAGCAATTCTTGCCGCGAGCTCATCGTCGGTTAGTTCTCGGACGGTATGTTTCACACTAACGGTGGCTTCCTGGGCGGGCTTGCCGTCGAGGCGGTCACCTATTTCGCGGATGGCGGCCATATCACCGTTTTCGGCGGCGGCGACGCATTGTTCAGCGATGGCGAGAAGTTTACGCCGTCCCTTGGGATCTTCGCGGTGGACGACGAGGCGCAGGGCTTCGGCCCACGGCTTTTCGCGGGATCTCCCGCCTGGATGTCCGGACTGTCCTTTAACAAACGGCATTCACATGAATTCTCAGGTTGCTGCGACTGTTACAATTATCCCGCTCGCCCCTGTTCAGTCGCCTGGTTGAGGCTGTGGTTTAATTTCGGCGGCTATCTTCTTGAGTTCGTCTATTTCTTGGTGCGAGTTGAAGCGCCCGCCGGGCTCGACGACGATGTTGGAGACGTAGTCGAAGCCTTCGCAGTCGACGATGTGCTGCATGTATTTGGCGAGGAGGTCGCGGTAGTCCATTGGGGTCACATCAGGAGAACGATGAGGATGATGGCGATGAGGTGGATCATTTTCCCCGCTTGGCGGCGCGATATTTTGGGATGGCGACGGAGGTTTTACGGGTTGCCTTATCTGCAGCATTAAATTCCTTGGCGACCTTGCCCGGAACGCCTACTTTTTTTGCGAAGGACGGGTTGTGCGCGGCGGCGGCCATCAGGCGGGCCTGGGCCTTGCTGACTGAGGGCATATGAGCCTCCGTTGTCGGAATAACCCCCTCCCTTATTCCGAGGGGATTGACATTTCCAAACTACGCCATTTTTCCTGATTTGGCCATTGTTTGTTCGCGGTTCGCGGGGACTTGACAGTATGGGCCGCCCGCGATCAGGCTGTTCACAATCATGCAACTACCGCGCATTGCCGCCTTGAGTGCGCGGCGTGCCTCGAGATCTGCGTCAGTCATTGTCCTCGGCGCCCTCTTGTGCACAGCCCCGCCAAAAATCAACTGCCAGCCGGGCGTGACCTCCTCTACCGCTGGATTAAACCACTGATATAGCATGGCCGGGCAGGCCGCCGCCGAGCAGGAATTTCAGCATTTGCACTCTCCATCGAGTTTTAACACGGTCTACCCCCATCCTTGCAGATGTCGGGCGGGCGAGGCGGAAATGGCGGCAATCGTTCTATCTGCGATTCCTCCTCCGAGCCGAAAGGGCCGGCCACTCACAAGCCCGGAAATCACCAGCAGCTGCCAAATTATCCACATCACAATAATTACCAAAATTATCACACACAGTACGTACACAATCGTCCGAAATGGCTCCCCCATCGGAATCAACGGCAGCAGCTTCTGCACGCCCCACCAAATCACGCCCATCAGCACAACTGCAAATAGAATTTGTACCAGAGCGCCAATCATGGCGGCCCCCTTTCCTGGGACTTGCCTGCCGTCTGGCTGCGCCGCCGCCGCATGGTGCGTCGCTTCAATTCAGCGATACCAGGGCGCCAGTTGCCTCCTCCCCGCCCGTTTATCGGCAAGCCTACGTAGCCACCGGCTTTATCGAGCAGTCGCAGGGCAGCGAAGACGGCCTCCAGTGGACTTTTTGCTGCTGCCGCGGCTGCGATCATTTCGTCGATCGGATAATCGCCGTGACGCCTCATGTCGCCATCTCCTTGGTCGGGGCGAGCGGGATGGTGGCAACCGTCGCTGCCACCGTCCCTGACGGGGCGCCCGCTCACGCCACGCAAGTCAGGCACCCCGTGTTCAGTGGCGCGGCCCCGCCGGACGAGGGCAGAGGAGGACGAGAGCCGCGCCGAGCCCTGGCAACTTTTGGGGGACGCCGCCAGGGCCACTAGGAAGCCGCATGAGACGAGCAACCTGCTACCTCATGGCAATTTTTTACCCGAGGAGCGGGATCTCTGGCTCCCGTTCGGTTTGAGCGGCATGAGGCATGTCGCTGAGCCTCTCGCCTTGGTGCCATTCGTCGAACGAGGACGGCAACCCGTCAAGCAGCCTCGCCTGATCGGGAGGAGAACATCCCTTCTCCCGCATGCAACGCGCGAGAATGTCTTTGGTTGAACGAACGAACGAGACGGCTTTCCAGCCAGGACCATTGCGGCGCTGAAGAACCCATTGCATGCCATCGCTGGCCAGTGCCCAGTTTCCGCTGACGCAAAACTGCCTATCGGTTTGCATCGGCCTCTCCCCAATGAAAAACCCGGCCACGGGTTTCCCCGGCCGGGCTCAGAACGCATAACCGCAGACTGACGAAAACCTGCCGCTGAAGCGGACCCATTGTCAAGCCCCTCGCCCGGTTGAATATCCAGTTGCGCACGCAATCGTGGTCAGACATTCCGCGAACCGCAGCCCGATGTAGCGCACCATGCGCTCGCCGACCGCCAGGTCGCGAAACAAGCGCTTGTGCACCAGGACGGCGTGCACGAGGCTGGTGCCGTCCTGGCCGAGCAGGCGATCGATGCGGGCGAGCTCGAGCGCCGCCTTGCGCCGCCGCTCGGTCAACGGCTCCGGCCACGCGCCGCCGTCGACCGGCGTGACCGTGGTGTCGACGGAGCGCACGGCGCCCACCTCGGCCGCCTCGTACAGCGCCTGCCAGTGGCGGCCAGCCTCGTACTGCGCCTGGCCGATCTGCCGGCGGGCGTGCAGCCGGCCGAGCGGGTCGTCGCGCAGGCTGACGGTGAGCCGCACCTGGTCGGTGCCGTCCGGCCCGGGCTCCGGGTCGGGCAGGACGGCCGAGCCGAGCTGGGCGTTGAACGGGGCAACCGGGATGCGGCGATCGAACGTGCGGGTCAAGGCTCCTCCGTGCGGGTGCCGTAGCGGGCGCGCAGGGCGTCGTGGGTTGGCCGCACCCAGCCTGAGTTGCCAACCAGCCAGTGCCTTTTTTTGATGACGGCCTCCAGTTCGGCTGCCTCTGGCTCAGGTGAGTTCACTGGCTTGGGTTCTTCCTCGGCCATAGCTATTCCCTCCACTTGGTGAGTGGCGTGAGGTTTCGGAGAGCGTCGAGGCTGGTGACGTTGGCCGATTGGGTCTCAGCAGCGAGCCTTGCTTCAAGGTCGGCCACCCACTTGCTTGCTCGCTCTCTTTCTTTCTTACTTACTTTCTTCTCTGGGGCCGTTTCATGCGTTTCATTTGAAACGTTTCTGAAACGTTTCATTGAGCGTGTCCTGAACCGTCGGACACGCTCGGTACTGAGGTCAGATTTGTATTGCCGGCCATGCCAGTTGTGAGGAATTATTAATCCGCCGCCGTAGACCAAAAGTCCGCGCCGGATCAGGTCATTAATCTCCCGAACCGCACGGTCAGAACGGTGCGACAAATGGTGTGGTACTGCCGCAACAGGTATCTCCCCGCCATACCGGGAAGCAAGACACAGAATACTCACCCAGACCTTGAACAGGTCGCCCGGCAATTGCTGCACCTTCGGATCGTGCAGCGCCTCGGTGTAGAAGCGGAACCACTTCATGGCTCGGCCTTCACCTTCCGCTGCCACGCCGGCACCGCACGGTGCACATCTTTCACCAGGACTTTCCGCCCAACCGACTTGTTGATGGTGTTGTAATTCCGGAATTCCGGGTAGTTCTGCTCACGGGGCCAGAACCACTCCTGGGGGGCAGCAAATGATGCACATGTGTATCATCTGACAGGCGAGGGTCGCGCGCTATCCTCATGAATTTGTTGGCTGTAATTCGGCTGAACGGCAAATCGCTCTCAACCATGGCAATAAATTCGCCGTGCTCGAGCGCACCGGGACCGGGGCCTTTCGCTGCGAGCAGATTGCGGCCAATCTGAAAAATAGCCTGCAGCATGTCTTTGGCCGCGGACTCCCATGCTTTCGAAATACGGGCAGCCCATTGCGTCCGCGTCAGAGCAACCGTCATGTTCCCTCCAGCGTCCTGCGGATGTAGGCAATTTCGTCAGCGAGCTCGGGATCGGTGAGGCGTCGCGCAAATTCGCCGAAAAATTTTTGCTCGGCAGCGCGATAGGCGGCGTGTGCTTCTTCTGGCCTATGGAAATACCCAAGGAAGATCAGTCGATCCCCGACCTTGATCTGGGTTCGCCATTTCTTTCCCTTGTGAATGGCATGGTAGTAGGCGCCCTTGAGGCCGGATTTGTTGTTGGATTGAACCTTTTTATTTTGCTTTTGCTGAGACGATGTCGCTAGCCGCAAATTGGACAGCCTGTTGTTGGACGGATTACCGTCCTTGTGATCTATTTCCATGCCCTCAGGAATTGCCCCATAGACATAAACCCACGCCAATCGAGCAGCCGGATATTGTTGGCCCTCAATACCGATCTTCACATATCCTCTACTGATGGTTCCGGCGGGAGAACCTCTTCGATCCCATCCCCTGGTCTGAACAAGCCACACAAACAGCCCGGACAGCGGATCATAATGAAGGTTTCGCCGCACCGTCTCCTGTGAAGGTAGTGGGCGAAATTTCATACGGGATTTCACCGCAGCCCCCC